TGAGCATTCTTTTATATCCGTCAAAAACTGTCCTACGCGGCCGCCTTCATCCGGCTGATCTGTTCCGTGGCGAGCCATATATAGCGAGGGATCTGGTGCTTTCCGATCTCGTAGGCGCGGAAGGTGTTGCGGGCGACACCAAGGGCGGCGGCGGCCTCGCGCTTGGAGAGGCCGAGGCCATGGCGCCATGCCATGATCTGCTCGGGGGTCATGTAGATGACGGGGGGCGGGGTGATCATGCTGCCCGGTCCTCGTTGGTGAGGGTTGAAAGGGTTTCGAGGTGGAGAGCGATGCGCCTCCCGATCCATGCCATGCATGGCACCGCCATGCTGTTCCCGAGGGCCTTGTAGCGCGGGCCGTCCGGACAGTCTTCCGCGGACTTGTTGCGCCACGGGATGCGGGTATATCGCGGAGGAAATCCCTGGAGTGACTCACATTCCTCAGGCACCAGTCGTCTGACCAGAAGGCGGGTTGCCACGACCTCGCTCTCGAAGCCGCTGGTCTGATTGGACCCGACGCCGAGTGTGTCCGCCACCGCCACGCACGGTGCTGCATCGCCCTTGCCGGTTTCGCCGGACTGGGCATTGATGGCATTGACGATGTCGCCCATGTCGCCGCGGCCATTGCGCGCGATACGCGGCTGGAAGGCATAGGCGGCAACACCATGCCGGGCCCCGGCTTGGAGCGTGTACATCGGGTCGCCATCCTCGCCGACGCCGAGCCCTGCCCGCATGTCATCGGTCGAAGACGGCCCGGTACGCTTGCCGACCTCCAGGAGCGGCACGGCAACTGCCATCTGCCCGCCGCCGTTGGCATGACTCGCATCATGCGGCATGGCCCTGAGCGTGGGTGACAGGTCTTCCGTTGCGTCGGCACCGTGATCCTTGGCGGAGAAGGCAACCGGTACCAGCGGTGTGCCGCGGCCCGTTCCATCCTCGGACGCATCGAAGCCTTCGCCCTTGAGGGTGTGGGTGACGATCAGGCTGTCAGCAGTGTCGGCGTCCGTACCCGGTGGGCGGTCGCCTCCAGTGCTGTTCCCGCCAGCGCGCAGGGTCGGTGAGACATCTACGAAAGCCTCATCGAAGACGCACCCGATTGTAGGGATCAGCGTTTCTGTTTCGGCGTCGCGCCTGCCCATCCCTCCCGCGTTGAGGCACATCGAGAGTTGTGGGAACGAATAGCCCTGCCCCCCCCGGATGTGCTGATCTTCAAGGCCCTGCTTGTCGCCAAAATGAGCATTGAGGGTCGGGGCAATTTCGGCGGGCCATGACGGCGCTAGATACGCACCACGCTGCGAGAATAGTTCCTGGTTCGATTGCCCAACACCGCCCGCGTTGTGCGATTGCGTCAGGCTTGGGTGGGGGAAGTCTCCATCCCAATGGCTACGCTTTCCAGCGCCATCTTGAGCGCCTGCGGCAAATCCTTGCCCCGCTTTTCTGCACGGCGCAAAATACCTCTGCATGCCGTCCCGCTGAGATAGAACCTCGAAGGGATCGAACCCTTCTCGAGCACTTGCGACAACGAACACACGGCGGCGTCGTTGGGCCAGGCCGAAATATTGCGCGTCAAGTACCCTCCAGGCGATGAGTCGGCGGGGTCCATCAACCACACCCGCGTCCGTCCATTTTCCCCCTGTCGGGAGGAGTGGGGAATCCTCTCCCGCCAGTGCTGCGAGGAAGCATCCGAAGGCGTTGTCTCTGACACTGAGCACGCCGGGGACGTTTTCCCACACGATGATGGCGGGGGGCTTTCCGGCGTCATGTCGAACATCGTCAATTGCATCCGCAAGCCTCACATATTCAAGGGAAAGGTTGCCCCGATCGTCATCGAGGGATTTGCGAAGCCCGGCCACGGAGAAGGCCTGGCAGGGTGTCCCGCCCACGAGAACGTCGGCGTTGACGATGAATGCCTCGTCACGGAGCTTGGTGAAGTCGCCATGGCACGGAACATGCGGATAGTGGTGCGCCAGCACGGCGCGCGGGAATGGCTCGATCTCGGAGAACGCGAGAGGCTCCCACCCGAGCGGGTGCCATGCGACGGAAGCGGCCTCAATGCCGGAACATACGGAGAGGTATTTCATGCCGCCTTCTCCTCGGGTGGGAACTCGGTGGGCACGGTGAAACTGTCGCGGCCCTCGTGAAACGTCTTGCCGGTCTTGGAATGGCGTCGGTAGTGGGCAATCCATGCGTCATAGGCCGGGGTGCCGCGGGTGACGGTGGGAAGGGCGCGAGGCTTGGCGCCGCCCTTGGCGCCCAACTTGTCCTCGATGGCGCGGAGGCTTTTCCCCTGGTCCTTGGTGAGGGTTGGCTCCCACTTGATGGAAATCAGGAAATCGATCTCCCATGCGGTGAGGTCGGCCGCACGGTTGTCGAGGGCGTCTTGGGCAAACCTGCAATGCGGAGCATCCTCCGCGGCGCGCGCGTCTGCTCTGCTCTGCTCTGTATCTGTTCTGATCTGTTCTGGGGGGTGTGACGTCACATCACCGTCACGCGTGACATGATCCGTGACAGGTGGCGTGACGGGGCCATTTTCCTTCACTTTATCCCGCTCGCGTTGTTTTCTTTTCCGTTCCGTCGCCGTCTCGTCTGCATCGCTCTTGAACTGGCGGCCCCTCCAATTGTGCGGAGAAAGCCCGTCACACTCCTCAAGCAAGCCGCATTTCAAGAGGTCACGGATGATGTCACGCGTGACATTCTCATCAAGGCGCAAGGCGAAAGCGATGTCCTCCATGGCCGGCAACTGGCCATCATGCCGGCTGGCGAGGCACAGGAGGTTGACCCACGCCTTGAACAGTCCAGGCGCGAGGCGTTGCACCTTGGGATCATCGAGAACGTCGGCGTACATGCGGAACCACCGACTCATGCGGCGCGGCCTCTCTTGAGGGTGTAGATGGCGGAGCGGATCGTCATGCGGATTGTCTCGCGGGATTCCCTCGACACGCTCTCCGCGGCGTGGGCGGCGCAATAGGCGGAGCCCTCGCGCTGCACCTCGTTGCAGAAACACTTGCCGCCGATCACGTCGGGATGGTCTGCCACCGGCCACCGGCACCCGGTCACGTCGAGGATGCCGATGCGGGAGGCCACGGCGGGCGTCCTGGGGGCCACGGAGAGGGCCGGGAGGATGAACCCGAGCGGGGCCTTCGCCACCTCGGGAATGTGCCTCGTGGGCTCGCAGGCGCGCTTGGGCGTGGTGTTGCGGAGAAGCTGCGCATTGATGCGCGGGCCCGCCACGTCATCGAGGATCGATCGCTTGCGGTTGGGGCGCGGGCGCGACTCGCATGCGTAGGGCTGTATCAGGCCGCGCTTGATCCGCTCGCGCTGGTATTTGCCGATGATGGCATTGCGGGTGCAATGGAACATATTGGCCACGTAGGCGGGCGATCGGCCTTCCTGCATCCATGTGAACATCTGTTCGATCTTCTCGGGCGTCCAATCCATGGCCATTTTGCTTATGCTCTAAATTGCGCGTGTTGAAGCGTGATCCGGTGTTTGTTCCGGGTGCGGATGAGAACATGGAAGGATTTGCTCACGGCGGATCGCGCCGCTTGAAATTGAGGTGCGCCGGACTGCATTTTCCGGTGCCATTCTCGGCGCTGCGCTCGGGCTCTGGGTAGCTATCGACCTCGAACACACACCGCGTGCCCCGCCCCTGCGCCTTGATGATCTGCGGCGAATGGCACCACCGCCCGCCTTCCGAATCGTAGCGGATGTGGGCGCAATCGCGGCACAAGGCATCCGTGGTGGTGGTCTCGATCATGTTTCCCCCTGGAATGCCGCTTCAATGTCGGCGAGTTTCACGCCCGGAATTGCGGCCTGTATGGCGAACCGCGAATAGCCCTTCTTGCGGAGGTCGCGGATGCGTTGGCCCATGGTGATCTGCGAGTCGGGCGGCGCCTCGGGGCGCTTACCCTTCAAGGTGCGCCACTCCCCAATTGCCTGATCCACCGTCATCGAATTCCAGAAACCCGGCTCGTTGGCGCCCTGTTGCTTGGCGGCATGGGCCAAGGCTGCGCCCATCTCCTCGACGCCGAACCGCGCGATGTTGCGGCGGAGCGTTCCCAAGGCCATGGTCTCGAAAGGCTTGATGGTCGATTTTGGCTTGGGATAGACGAGCGGCACGATGCCGCCCAACTTACAAGCCCGGTCAATGTCGAGCGCCCACTCGGCGCCGGCCGCCCTGCCCGCCTTGAACAACTGAAAGATGGTGATCGGCGTGGTGTTGCCGTTCACGTCGGTGAAAATGGCGGGCTGTTCCTTGGGGCTGGCGGTGACGATCGAGCACGGCACCCGGTCGAAACCGCGGATCATTGCGGCGGTTGCCCGGTGCTGGCCATCGATGATCGAGAAGATTTCGCCGCCTGGCACGCGCGCCACGATCAAGGGCGCAAACCTGTCCCAATCGAATTCGGCGCATATCCTGGCGATCACCCGCACGCCGCGGCCCTCGATCCGGCGTTGGTATCGATCGTCAATGCGGAGCGAGGAGAGCGGGAGATAGGCGAGCACCGGCGGGGTGCCGGGCGGGCCGGGCTTGGCGTGGGCGATGGCAAGGGCGGTGAGGGGGAGGAGGTTGCTCAAGCGTAGTCCCTCCAATCAACGCGGGCGATCTCGGGCAATCCATTGTAGCCGCGGCACCATACGAACCATGCGAAATCCGTTGCCGATGTCGCCCGCGGCCCGGTCCACCCGTCGCGGTGCATCATCGGGAGGCGGCGCGAGAACACATGCACGCGCGCGAGGTGGCCATGATCGAGGATGTCTTTGCGGGTGGTGCCGGTGATGAAGGCGAGGCGGAGAAGCATGGCCACATAGGGCGAGAGCGCCAGCGCGCGGCGCACGAAGGCGGGCGCATTCTTGAACGGCGGGTTGGTGACGATCGCCCGCCCTTCCCTGCTGTAGCTCTCCGCTAGGCCGGGGATGAGGAAGTCAACGCCGGCGTGATCCTGGTGCGGGCTGGCATAGTCCACGAGATCGGTTGCGAGCACATCGCGGCCGGAATGGCGGAGCATGGCGACGATCGCACCGGGTCCGCAAGCCGGCTCCCATATCAGGCGCGGCAGGCTTTCGACGGCGAGAAGGGTTTGCACCGCCTCGGGCGGCGTCTCGTACAGGTCATTGCGGCGCGCATCGAGGGCGTGCGCCTTGTTGCCGGTCTCGGTGGCGAGGGCCGTCAAACGAGCACCCGATAGCGCCAAAGCCCACCGGCAATGTGCTCACGCTCAACCACAAAGCCCCCAAACTTGGGGCGACGGAAGTCCCGCAATCTCGCGCTCACCGATGCCTCGGGATGTCCGGTGGCGGCGGAAATCTCCGCCAGCGTGCGCCATTGGCCATCGCGCATGAGGCGGAAAACGTCGGCGGCCTGTCCGTCGAGGCGCGCACCGTCGCGCTGCCGGTCGAAGGTTTGGCCGTCCCTATCGCCCTTGATGACCGGCGGAGTCCAATCGAGGAGGGAGGGCTGCATCATTTCGGCTCAATCCTCTCCTTGAGGCTCAAGAGCCTGAGACCGGCGCTGAAGCAGGATCGAGCGCATCGCATCAATGTGCGGGCGGAAAAACTCCGAATCCGCCGCTTCCATCGCGGTAAGAGCGGATCGCATGGACGAAAGCAGAGCTTCATTCTCGGCCGCATTTGCTCTGAACCTTTCTGCGCAAAACTTGAGGTGGGCCGCCTCGATCTCCTTGGCCTCCTCGACGGTCGGCCGGCGCTCGCCATAGAGAAGGTGGCGGATCGCGCTTTGCGCCTTGGAATGCCACCCGAGGCGGCACCGGATGCGCCACTCCCTGGCCTTCAACGGGCCGTTGCCGCCAATGGCGGCGAGTTTTTCAGCGATAGCCGCCATGGTGGAATCTATTTCCAATTTCATGGAACGCACTCCGATTAGGTTTCCCGTTGTCGGACGTGAAACCAATGGAGCCATCCCCATGTGCAGGATCATCAACCTTGAACGCTATCGACGGGTGCGCCGGGCAACGCATGACAAGCCCGGCGCCGCCCGTCACCATCCCCGCGGAGGCGGCCGGGGGCTGGTCTCGATCGGCGTGGTGAGCGAGGAATTGCTCGCGCGCCTCACCGAGAAGGATTGAAAGCGGGCGGGGGCGCCGTGATGTCGCGTTACTCCCCCGCCCTGTCGTGCAATCCGCGCGATTTGCCGTCGATGGTCCCATCCCTGCATCGAAAACGGATCGCGCGTTACTACTTAGTCGGATGTTGCACGACACCCGGCGGAACACCCGATGCAGGGTAAGCGAAAGAAAGGGGCCCGCGGATGGAGCGGAGCGGGCCAAGTTTCCACCACGCCGGATGTGAGGGCGCTGCCATGCAACATGGGAATTTGGGGGGACATGGCCGGTGGGGGAGGAAATCATGCGGCCTCCGGGGAGGCCGACTCCTTGTCGCTCCTTGCCGGCACGAGGCTCACATCAAGGAACGCCGCAGGCGGTAGCTCAAGGCCCTGATCTTTCGCCATCGCGGCGAGGCGGGCGTGATGTTTGCGCGGGATAAAGCCTCCGGTGCCGCCCTGCTTCTTGGACAGCCGCCACCGCAACACGGTGACGTGGCTCGTGCTCACGCCACGGGAAACGGCCGTGACACCGCCGAGTAGCGAAATGATCGAGGAAGCTGGTTCGCAATGGTTCATGCATCGCAATGTACGATATTCGCACGAACACCGTCAAGCATGAAAGTGCGAAAAAGCTACATGCAACGGGTTGGAGGGCAATGTACGAAAATTGCATCATGCCTTATTTGGAATGGATCAGGCGCGAATTCGACCGCACCGGCAAGAAGCAGGTCGATCTTGCGCGCCACTTGGGGATTGCGCATCCGCAGATCACCCGGCTCATGCAGGGAACCCGCCGGTTGAAGGCGGATGAGATCGCCAAGATCGCGGAGTTTTTCGGTTCACCGCCTCCTGTGCCCGATCGGCGCATGATCCCCCTCGTTGGCTATGTCGGTGCTGGCGCCCAGGTGCACGCCATCGATGATCACGCCAAGGGGGCGGGCCTCGATGAGGTCGAATGCCCGTGGTCGGAACTCGGCCCCTCGGCGGTGGCGGTGCGGGTGCGGGGGGATTCGATGATCCCCGCCTACTACAACGGCGATCTGCTGTTCTACGATCAGCAACACACGGATTTGACGCCGCTTTTAGGCCGCGAATGCGTGGTGGCCCTGCGCGACGGCCGGCGCTTTGTGAAAGAGCTTCGCCGCACGCAATCCGGTCAATGGTATCTGCATTCCCACAACCACGAGCCAATTGTCGGTGTAGACATCGAGTGGGCTGCCAAGGTGCGGTTGATCCAGCGCGCGCAATAGTATGATTATTTCCCCTTTAGGGTGCTTGAATTTGCACCCCTAGGGCGTGCAATCTGCCTTGCTTCCGGCTGGGGGGCTCCGATGTTCCATTACGTCATGCACGAAATTCCTGTCACTCAGGTTGAGTTGCCGTCGGGGCTTGCGAATGCCTCCCATGCCTATCTCGTCGGTGATCAGCGCCTTTTCCCGGTCGTGCGGATGGGTGACGTGGTGTGCTGCGGCGATCCGCTTCCCAAGGGCGTCACCTTCCCGCCGCTCGCCGTCATGTGGCTCCCGACGGGCGGGCGGTGGCTGGTCGTGTCCCTCGCCGCCCTGCGGCCGCTCGCCACCACCTTTGCCGTTACCTACATCATAAAGAGGTGATCATGCTCCGCGTGTCTGCCCCCCTCCTTGCCCTGGTGCTCGCCGGCTGCACGGCGGCGCCCCCGGCCGCTCCGGTGGTCGCGGATTTCAACGGCGACTCGGTGAAGATCAACGTGGCATGCAATGGTGGGAATTCCTGCACGCACCCCCGGCCCGAGGATGACGCCGAGGCGAATCGGATTTGCTCGACGCGCGGGCGGAAGGCGCAATATGCATCGAGCAAGACGGCGAACGAGATCGATCCGGTGCTCGGGATTACCCTCTACCACTACGAACACCTCTTTCTCTGTGTCTGATCTCCCTCTCCGCTGAGAATTAAATCGGCGGCCAGCGCAACCACAGGCGCGCGCAAGTGTGCGCTTGTGTTTCTATGTTCGATTTTCGCACTTTTGTTCTTGACGGCGTTCGTGCGTTTATCGTACATTCTCCCTTGTTCAAAATTCGCAACAAGGGAGGCCCCGCATGGGCTCACGCATCATAGTAACTGGCCGGAATGACGCATTCCCCAAGACGGTCTCGATGCCGATGGGGGTTGGCGTTGACGGCGCGGTTTTCACCCGCCCGATGCAGATCAGGGCCACCGAGGCGAAATGCAAGCGCTGCGACGGGTGGGGCTCGATCGATGTGGCGGGCCCGACGCCGTGGAGCGTGGGGAGGTCTGCCCCCTGCCCCGACTGCGACGGCAACGGCATCGTTTCGACGGAGGCCGCATAATGTCCCGCCTCTATCGCTCCTCCTACTACCTTGGGGAAGCCTCGCGCCTCCTCGCCCGCGCCGAAGGCAAGCGGTGCGCCGAACGTGAAGGGCTCATTTGGGAAATCGATGATGCCTTGAAGCTCATCGCCGCCGCCGCCGATGAACTCGGCTACACCTTCACCAAGAAGCCCGAGCCCGCCGCCCCGGCCCCCGATGTCGAGGCCCCCGCCGCTCCGGTCGAGGAGGCTGCATAATGGCCGACATCGACCACATGCTCCACACCGCCACCACCACGGCCGACGTGCTCAAGGCTCAACTCCGCGAGATCGTGGGCGAGGATGATGTTGACCTTTTCCACGACACGATCGAGGGCGAGATTGACCTCAACGGGCTTCTCGCAATGGCGGCGGAACAGAACGTCACCGATGGCGCGATGGCCGATGGCATTTCCGAGTTGATCGACAAGCTCGTGGGCCGCCGCGATCGCATCAAGAAGCGCATTGACATGCGCCGGGCCGCGATGCTGGCCGCCATGACGGCGGGCGAGATCAGGAAGCTCGAAACTCCCGCCGGCACGCTCTCGCGCAAGGCGGTGCCGCCATCGGCCTTGATCCTCAACGAGGCGGAAATCCCCGCCGACTACTGGAAGCCCTCCGATCCCAAGCTCGACAAGCGCGCGGTGCTGGAAGCCCTCAAGGCCGGCACGCCGGTGCCTGGGGCTATGCTTTCCAACGGGGGCGAAGCCCTTTCGGTGCGCACATGAGCAACATCGTGGCCCTCACCGATGCATTCCGCCCGGCGCAAGTCCAGTTGATCCAGCGGATGAACCCGGACTGTAACGCAACCGAATTCGATCAATTCCTGCACGTTGCCGCGCAACTCCGCCTCGATCCCCTGCGGAAGCAAATCTATGCTTTCGTGTTTAACAAGGACAAGCCCGACAAGCGCCGCATGTCGATCGTGGTGGGGATCGACGGTTTCCGTTCGGTGGCCAAGCGTTCGGGCGAATATCGCCCCGACTCCCGCGCGCCGCGCTTCACCTATGACCCCGAGGAGATCAACGAGGCCACCAACCCCTTGGGGCTCGTCTCGTGCGAGGTCTCGGCCTTCCAATATGCGCATGGCGAGTGGCACGAGGTTGCCGCCGTGGCCTACTGGTCGGAATTCGCGCCGATCGTGGACGGTGGCAAATGGTCCACCGATGACGAGACCGGCCGCCGGGTGTTCAAGAAGGATGGCACGTCGGTGCTCGATCCGAACAAGGACAACTGGCGCAAGATGCCGCGCGTGATGCTGGCGAAATGCGCCGAGGCACAGGCGATCCGCCGGGCGTGGCCGGATGACCTCTCGGCCATCTATGCCGATGAGGAGCTTGACCGGGCGCGCACGCTCGACCTCACCGCCACCGAGATCGCGGAGAAGGCCGCCGTTGAAAACCGCCTCGCCCTCATCGGCGGCGCCGATGCCATCATGTTCGACATGGGCGACGGGTTGGAGCGCATCCCGCTCGGCAAGGCCGCCGACATGATCCTCGCCCGCTTCCGCACCATGGAGCCGCACGAGGTGTTGCAATGGCGGAACGTCAACAAGGTGACGTTCAATGAATTTTGGGCGCGCAACAAGACCGACGCCCTTGCGGTGAAGCGCGAGATTGAGCGGATCGAGAAGGGGATTGAGGCATGACCTACGCCCTTGTGTCCCTGTTCCTCGCCACCGGGGAAATGTATTTCGAGCGATCCGGCCTCACCTTGCAGGAATGCGCCGGGCAAGCGGCCAAGCTCCGCCAGGAGTCGAAGGCGGTTGCCGCGGCGATCGCGCCCACCAAGGGCGAGGTGCGCTATTACTGCCTCCCCGAGGCTCAGTCGGCGGGGTGGTGGCAATGACACAGGCCCCCCATTGCCCCGAGTGTGGCGCGCTCCTCGATGATCCGAAGGACCATTCCGACGCGATGCGCCGACGCTTCTTTGCCATCGTGCGCGAGGCGTGGGGAACACTCCCCGATGCCCAACGCCCCCGCTTCCCCAATAGCGAGGTGCTGCGCAAAACCGCCCTGTGCCGGATCGGGTGGGCAGAATGCAAGGTGGTGACGTGCGGCTCCAACAAAGCGGCGCAAGAGGTCGCCCTCCTCGCCGCGCACCTCGACCGCTACGCCATCGTGGACATCACCGGCACCGTGGTCTCGGTGTTCACGGCGCGCTCGATGAGCAAGAGGCATTGCCCGAAAAAGACGTTCCTTGAGGTCTCCGAGAAGGCCCTCGATTGGATTTCGCAATTGCTCGGCACCGATGCCGCTTCGCTTGGAAAGGCCGCCTAATGGGCAAGATCAACACCCCCGAGTCGCGCGCCAAATCCGCCGAGCGGTTGCGCGCACAGAAGGCCAACCCCGAGTTTGAGGCGAAGCGCCTTGCTGCCATCAAGGCCGCCGCCGAGCGCGGGGTGTTCAAGAAGCAGAATACGGAGAACAACAAGAAGGCGTGGGGCGATCCCACCAAGAGGGCCATTCGTTTGCGGGCGATCCGCGAGTCCTATGATGACGAGAAGCGCGAGGCCGCACGCCAGCGGTGGGCCAAGCTCCGCGCCGATCCGGTGTTTGAGGCAAAGCGCCTCGCCGCCCTGGCGAAGGTGCAAGAGCGGAACACTCTCAGGCTCACGGCGATGGCGATCGCCACCCATCGCAAGCGCCGGGGTTTCGACATCCCGCACCACCTCAAGGCGGAATATGTTTTCTTGCGGAAGCGGAAGCACCTTTCAGCGCGCGAGGCGGGCCTCGTGCTCGGGCTGGTGCGGCCATGATGATGATGCCCGCTCACTTCTTTGATGAGAACGCCAAGCGCGGGCGGCCCTGCAAGTATGAGGTGCGCCACCTCGCGGTTGGCGAGAGCGCATACTTCCCCGAGGCGGATAGCCGGAAGGTCGGCAACGCCGTGCGGAACAAGAAGCCGATGCGCTTCCGGTGTCGCCGCATCTGGAAAGATGGCCTCCCCCAAATCAAGGTTACGAGGATTGCATGAGTCTCGCACATTCAACCGATGGCACCGTGCCGGCCTATCCCCTTGGCCTCCCCGCCGACGGCCGCCGCCGCCACTCGATGACGCCGGCGATGGCGCGCACCTATCGGTGGCTCGTCCTCAACCGCCCGCACGAGGGGGAATTCCTGTTGCGATTCCGCGATGCCGCCGCGTGGATCGGCTGCAACACCTCGACGGTGCACCCTATCGTGGTCGAGCTTGAGGAGCGCGGCTGGCTCCGCCGGGTGAACCATGACGGCACAAAGGCCCGCTATGCATTCGTGCACCCGGTGAAGCTGTTTCGGGAGGCAACCCATGGCTAAGGCTGACATTGAGGACCTCGCGCATTCCGTTGTCGTGGCGGCTCAAAAGGAAATTGAACAGCTAATTAAACAAGCCCGCGCCAATGCTCTAGCGGAGGTGGCGGCATATTTTACCAAAGAGGGGATGCCATATTCGGCGCAATTGGTGTTGAATTTGGCAGATAGGGGCGCGGCCCATGCCTGATTTCGTGCTCACGGGCCGCACCGTCGCGGAGTGGATCGGCAAGACGCCCGACTCCCGCCCGCCGCAAAGGGTGCTCGATCGCCTGTTTCTCCGCCAGGGGGGCCGGTGCGCGCTCTCAGGCCGCAAGATCATGGTGGGCGACATTACCAACGTCGATCACATCATCCCCCTCAAGGACGGCGGCGAGAACAGGGAGAGCAATTTTCAACTCGTGCTCGCGGATGCGCACCGCAAGAAAACCACCGCCGAGAACACCGCCCGCGCCAAAGAGCGCCGGATGCGCCTCAAGCATGCCGGCCTCTGGCCGAAATCATCCCGCCCGCTCAAGGGCCGCGGATTCCCGAAACCCCATGGAGGTCACGCCGATGAATGATGCCGTGCTTTGGATGTTGCTTGCCGCCGCCATCATCGTGGCGCTTCTGGCCGAGTTTTGCGCGTGGCACCTGTTCAAGGCCGCCGAGCGCCGGGATGATTTCGACGGCGGTTTCCGCCACGAGAATGAGCCGGTGCGCGTCACCCCCGTGCGCGCCCCCTTCATCGTTTCAGCAAAAGGTGAACTCAATGACTGATACAGAGAATGAAACGCTGCCGCTTCACGGCACGGTTGCAGGCGTGATTGGAGATAGTGCGGGGTGGGCCTGGTACGTGGGAAAATGGCGCATTTGTCAAATCGCATGGAGCGAGGAAGACAATGCCCATGTGCTTATTATGATGATTGGAGAGCACACCGAGATTTTCTTGGTTGATGAGGTTGGCGAGCTTCCATGGATGCCTATCCACATGCCTCCTTATGAGGGCGACGAGGAACCATGCACCCACATTGTCACGATTATGGACAACCGGGCCTCATGCACGTTTGCTTGGAGCATGAATAAATCGGATGGCAAGAGCACTGTCCAGAAAATCACCAGATACATCGACGCAATGTTGCGCGACACCAACGCCCCAAGTTCATTCGGTGGCCAGCAATGAACCTCGCCCGCCTCCTCGCATGGCTCATTCCGTCGGCCTTCCGCCGCCGGGAGGAGCCCCCCACCGAGCCGACGATCCCTGAAATGAAGATCGCCCGGCGCATTCGCCTCGATGAAATCTATTGGGAGATTTAGACCATGTTGACACGATTTGCCGCCGTGCTTGCCGAGGAACAGCGCGAGGGGAACCTCCAGGCGGAGGAATTCATCGCGCGCATTGACTCGCACATCCGCGACCTCGAAACGCTCAAGGCGTGGGTGATCGACTCCGCCCGCGTGCGCTCCAACGCCATCGGCAATATCATCGGTGACGAGGCCCCGGCGCCGGCCGCCGAGGGCGCGCCAGCCTCCATGCTTGAGCCGGATGCGGAACACATCCACGCCCTTGGCGAGACCCTTGACGCCGCCGAGGCGGCCGACAAGGCGAAGGTGGCGGCATGAGCAAGACCAGGACCACGGTGGCACATGGCCAGTTGAAATCCCTTGTCGAGCGCATTGAACATTTGGAGGCCGACAAGGCGGCGATCGCCGGCGACATCAAGGAAGTGTACGCCGAGGCCAAGGCCAACGGATTCGACACGAAGATTTTGCGCAAGGTGATCTCCCTGCGCAAGAAGGAAGCGGCCGAGCGGGCGGAGGAGGAGGCAATGCTCGATGTTTACCTCGCCGCCTTGGGCATGCTCGCTGATTTGCCGCTTGGCAAGGCGGCGCTCGCCCGCGAGGGCTTGGCGGAGGCTGCGGCATGACGGAGTCGGCCTTCATCGTCTACCTTTGGGCCATGGGGGGCCTCATCATCGGGGCCATCTTCCGGCGTGACATGGCGGCGGGGTGGCCCCTCACCCTCGTTGTGATGTTCACATGGTGGGCCGCGCTGCCGGCGGGGCTCATCGTGGGAGCCTTTGCACACGCGAGGAAGAAATGAGCGAAAGGCCCATCATCTTCTCGGCTCCGATGATCCGCGCCTTGCTCGACGGCCGCAAGACCATGACGCGGCGCATCCTCAAGCCGCAACCGGAACTCAATAGCGCCGGGCTTTGGGTGTTCCCGCCAAAATGGACGGCGGCAGCATTCGTGAAATGGGGGCAAGCCGCACAAACGGACGAAGATGGATTGAGGCTGCTGTTCGAGTCCGAAAAGGCGAAGGCCGCGCTCCCCTACGCCGTTGGCGACTCCCTATGGGTGCGGGAGGCGTGGCGCACTACCAATCCTGTGAGTTATGAGGCGGACTATAATCGCGAACCGAATGATGGGTGTCGGGGCCGCCTTCGCCCCTCCATCCACATGCCCCGGTGGGCGAGCCGGATCACCCTTGAGGTGACGGCGGTGAAGGTCGAGCGGTTGCAGAACATGAATCGAGGCGATGCGATGGAGGAGGGCTGTCCTTTCCCGAACATGGCCGCAGGCCCCAATCCGCTCGATTGGTTCCGCGATCTCTGGACCTCTCTCCACGGCCCCGGCTCATGGGAGGCGAATCCGTGGGTGGCCGCCATTACCTTTGAGAGGGTGCCATGAGCGAGGCCCCCATGCCGCTCGATTTTGCCATCCGACGTTTCTTCCCGCATGGTGGAGTGTCCAAGCCACAACTGATTTCCGCGATCCGTCGGGGGGATTTGCGCGCCGAGAAGATCGGCCGCGCCTATCTCGTCACACCCGGCGCGATCCGCGAATGGAGACGCAAATGCGCCGAAAAATGCCCGCCCGCCTCCGCCTCAAGAACCGCGGCGCCCGAGGCTTCCGATTCGTCATTGTCGATGGAAGAACGGAAATCGACACTGGCTGCGGCCCTGGCGAGCGTGCGGAAGCTGAAAGGCTCCTCGGAGACTACATCAACGAGACGCGCAAGATCGACACGAGCACCCGCAACCCCGCTAAGGTTAGTTGCGCCGACGTGATCGCCCTCTATCTGAACCACAAGCCCGCCCCGCCGGCGAGTTTCCACGGCGAACCGCTTCTCGGGTTTTTCGGCCTCAAGACCTTGGGCGACATCAACGGCCAACTCTGCCGGGCCTATGCCGATGAGCGCGGCAAGGCGGTTTCCGCCTCCACCGTGCGCCGCGAGTTGGGCACGCTACAGGCGGCAATCAATTTCTGGCATGTGGAGTCACCGCTCGATGCCGTGCCCAAGGTGTGGAAGCCCGCCGAGGGTGCGCCGCGCGATCGCGTGCTCACCCGCCACGAGGCCGCGCGGCTGTTGCGCGAGGCCCGAAAGCTCCGCCTTGGCTATGTCGCCCGCTTCATCCTCCTCGGCCTCTACACCGGCACGCGCCACGCGACGATCGTGCGCCTCCGGTGGTATGAGTCCGATGACGCCGGGTGGCTCGATCCCGAGCGCGGCATCATCTATCGCGCCGGCCGCACCGAGAAGCAGACGAGGAAGCGCCGCGCCGCGGCACGGATGCCCGATCGCCTCCTCGCCCATGTGCGGCGGTGGGCCCGCCTCGACCTCGCCCAAGGCCCGCAAATGTCCGTGGTGCGCTACAGGGGCCGCCCGATCACCCGCCAGCAAAGGGGATGGGAGGCGGTGCTCAAGGCCGCCAAGCTCACCGACGTGACGCCGCACACCTTGAAGCACACGGCCGCCACATGGCTCCTCCGCGCCGGGATCGACCTATGGGACGTTGCCGGCCTCACGAGCACGAGCACCAAGACGTTGGAATCCACCTACGGCCACCATTCACCCGAGTTTCAGAAGGCGAGCGCGAAGGCGTTTCGGAAAAAGGCATGAGCGAAGCGGAGCGGGCAACCGTTGACTATTTCACCGATGCAAAGGTGGGGGATCGCGTCTGGTATAAGGCCGGAAATGAGGCGGTGTATGTAGACGGGGAATGGGCCGGCCGGGGCGCGTGGCACCTCGCCACCGTGACCAAGATCGCGCGGAAATATGTCACCGTCTCCAACGAATACGGGGAACAGGATTTCGAGATCGGCACGGGAATCCCCCGCATCGTCAACGGCTATATGCCGCCAGATCATGCCTATGGCGAAATCGACAAATGGTTAAGCACGGCGCGGCGCGAGATCGTGCGCGCGGTGGAAACCTCGCGGAATGAGCGTTCACTGATAGCCGTTGCCAAGGCGCTCGGCATCCCCACCCCGCCCGAAACGCGGCCAATCGCGGCCACGGCAAGCGGAACGGAATAAGGCGATGTTGATTTTGTTGGGGAAAATGGTGGGTGGTACAGGGATCGAACCTGTGACCCCTACCATGTCAAGGCACAACTCGCCACCTAACGCATTGATATTTCAGATAAACAATGCGTCAAAGTTGCCTAGATGTTCACGAAACACCCCCGTCAAAAGCGGCCAATCGCGGCCATATCGCGGCCACGGGAACGCCCGCACCGCTCTCAAGAAGACCGGCAATGAGTGAGTGGAAGCCGATAGAGACGGCACCTACTGACCCAATCGGTGAAGGATGGACACGCGGTCCCCTAATCTATGTGAAACCAGCTTGGGGTGGATGGGATATTGGGTGGTGGGATTTGCACTGGAAATGTTTTCGCATGACTGGTGACGATGGGGCAGGCGACGAACAGCCCACTCACTGGATGCCCCTTCCCCCGCCACCAAAGGAGAACAGCGATGAAACTGAACATCAATGATGAGCGGTTCCTTGCCGCTGTTGACCGCGAGGGTGATCATGAGATTGGAGCAGGAACTAGCCCCATGACCACTGACCGCATCACCATTCCGCCCGAGGCCATGGATAAGGCTGCGATTGAACTTTATGTCGCTGAGAGCGGTGTGTTGCCATCAACGGCGCGCGCTCAATGGCACAACGGCCTTGTCCCGGTATGGACGAAGGAAGGATACCGCAACATGGCTCGTCTCTCCCTCCAAGCCGCGCTCACCGCATGGCCGGGGAGAGCGGAGGTAGACCACTGGCACAAAGGCGAAACGGCGCTTTACCTCTATCTCCCCCTCCCGCAGGAGAAGAACACATGATGTATAAACTGTGGCATTGGTTGTTTGGATGGGACTACGTGTGCTGGTCAAACATTTGTGACCAAGGCATCGCGCGGGTGATGGTCTCGCATACCAGACAGGTCTGGTATTGGCAGTACAAGTCGAGTTGTCTCGCCAAACGCATTTCAGATCCGGGTGAGATCTTGTGGCTCACTTGCCATCCGTCAAAATATTTTCCGATAGGTAACACATGACCTCCGCCGTCTTTCTGCTTGCCGCTTTGGCGATTTGCATAATCGGACTCATTTCAGAACTCGCGTATAGGAGGCGTCTTTGACTGACCCCGTCTCCAATCCCGACTGCCTATATTTTTGGGTTTCAAAACGGCGCGGATGATGTAGCCGCCGCCATCCGCGCGCTGATGAGCGATCCTAAGCCCCCCGCCTGAACACCAAAGGCCCCGCCCCCACCATGGCCCCGATCAAGAGATAGGCCCAATCCACGTCGGCCATGGGTGCCGGCCACGCCCGCCCGGTGATGACCTCGAAAGCCGAGGTGCCCACCTGATACCAGAGAAGCACCGAGACTTGAAGGAACAGGGTCGCCGCCCAGGCCCGTTGTAGGATGGGCGAGGCTTTCACCATGTCGCCGGTGCTCGCCGCGATCTTGGCCGAGGCATCGGCCCACGCCGTTTCGATGTCCTTGGCGGCATCCTCCGCGGCGATCTTCACCCGGCTCTCAAACTCGGCCTTGCTGATTTCCTTCTTGAAATAGGAATCGGCAACGCCGAGGAGCTTGTCCACGAAACCGCCGGTGAGCCAGCTTAGGAGCGTCCCGAGCATCACGCGGCCGGCGGCGTCTTGTTCTGATCGACCACCCGCCCGGCGATGCCGGCAATGGCGATCGCGCACACGATGGCGAGCCCCCATTCCTTGGGCACATATGCCTTGAGATCGGCGGGGAGGCTCACCCAAACCATAGGAAGGGCGGCGAGGGCGGCGAGGGCCTGGACGGAAAACCACCGCCACGCGGAACGCCAATCGGGAACGAGTCTGAACATGGTCCTAACCTTTCATAATCCACGCGAGGAGAGCGGCGACGAGGGCGGCGGCCGCGGCGAGAACGTAGCCGGCGATCGAGGAGGCTGCATTTGCCGGGGCTGGCGTGGCCGCTGGCGGCGTTTCCGGGGCCGGGGGCGGCATAGGTGCGGGCGGGGGCTCGGCGGGCGCTGGCGCGGCCACGAGATCGGCGGCAAGCGCCTTCTGGAACTTGTCCGCATGGCGGGCGATTTCGTCGGCCTTGTCCATGCCGTTGACCACCCGGCGCATGTCGCGGAACGCCTCGAAATCGCCCATGCGCTTCCCGGTGAACCATCCGTTTTTCATGCCGTCCACGATGACGGCGGCGGCGATGTCGGGATCGAGCGCGAGATCGGGATTGGCCACGAGGTCGCGCCCGGTGAGGAGCGAGGCTTTCTGATAGTTGCGGCGGCCCGTGATCTGCACATAGCCGCGCCCCATGTAGCGCTTGCCGTCGCCCATGACAGTGTTGCCGAGGTCTTTGCGGCCCTCGTAACCGCGCTGTGCCTCGGTAGGCCCCCATATCTCGCGGCGCGGCGTCATGTGGAGCGGCGAGGAGGCCGGGCCGCTCTCGTGCCATGCCGTCGCCAGCACATAGGCGCGATGGCGGAGCGGCAAGCCTTCCGTGGCCTTGAGGAGGGTGTTGATCCCCTCCACCTGATTTGCGGTGAGGGGGCCGAAGGCGGCGCGGAGGGAATCGAAAAACGCTTTACTCACGGGATCACCTACTGTTGCGGGGCCTCGCCGGGATCGGTGGCCTCGGGGAATTTGCCGATGGTGGCGGTGCGCGGTGGAAGGCGGTTTTCAATGGTGGTCTGCAATCGGATGATCGAACCATTGATGCCGCCGATCTGCGCATTCAAGTCCTTGAGGGAACCGCCGAGGTCGGTGAAACGCTTCTCGATCGCGGTGGCGAATTCCGCCCGCGTCTGATCCGAGAAGGTGATCCGCGACTCGTGGTCCTGAATCTGCGAAGCCTGCTTGGCGAGGATATCCTCCACCGCCTGGAGCCTGCGCTCCTGGTTGCTCCACATTTCGGAGCCGGCCCACCAAAAGAAGGCGATGAGAACGGGCGTCACGATCATGGCGATGCGCGCAACCATGATGGTCACGAAATTATTGACGAACCGCTCGCTGACCGCGCTCACCATGCCGCCCTCCCTAGCCATACCAGCCCCGGCCCCACAGGGTGAGCAACCGGGTGAAATAATCCTCATACTGCTTGCCGACGGTGGCGAGGCCGTATCGTGCGACGGCGGAGCGGCGGATGGCGGCGCGATCGAGGCCGGCAACGTCCTGTGCGGCGCGCATGAACTCCGCGAAATTCCGGCACCGGAACCCGTTGAACCCGTCAACCACCGTCTCGGTGAACACGCCCCAATCGGTGGTGATGACAGGGGTGCCGCACGCCATGGCCTCGACGTGGACATTTCCGAAGGGCTCAACGTAGAGCGTGGGCACGAACAGCGCGCGCGCCCGCGACATGAGGCGGCCCCTCTCCTCGGGGCCCACAACGCCGCGATAATCGCAGCCCTCGGGCGGCGTGCCCTGCCCCGCCACCACGAGGCGGGAACCCATGGCCTTGCAGACCTCGGCGGCGATGGCGTAGCCCTTGCGATCGATGAGGCGGCCGACGAACAGGAAATAGTCCTCGGGCTCGGCCGCCGGGAATTGCGCGGGATCGAGATAGCCGGGGATCACCTCATCCCACCATGAGCCATCCGCGTCATGGGGGCGGCCCATGGTTTGCGCGCCATAAACCGTGTGCATCCATGCGTAGGATTCAAACACCCGATATTTCGAGAAGGTGCCGCCGTAGCCGACGCCGAACTCCACCGCCATCATGGCCGGGAGCGCATCGGCAATCGGTTTCTGTGCCGCGCCGCCGATGACGCACAGGAAATCACGGGGGTGCGCCCTCACCGCGATTTGCGAGGCCATCATGTGGTTGGCCGCGATCCAGAACGGGAGGGCGCTATCGAAGGGGGCCGCCGTGAAATGCCCCTCCCCCACATGCTCGGCGCGCATCGCCTCGAGAATGCAGGAAATGAACTCGGTGCAAGGCGCCTCGTTTTCATCGCCGCCGTAGAGAAACACCTCGTGGCCGCGGTCCATCATCATGCGGCAAAAATTGATGACCTTGGCGGTATAGGCGCAACTCAAGAATGCCGTGGTGGTCTTGGTGTGCGGGAGGGCTGTAACGTGGAAGCGCATTAGAGCTTGCTCGCCGCAAGGAAAAACCCGTCGCGCTGTTCCTCGGTGAAGCCGAAAGCCTCGGCCGCGGCGATGAACATCGGATCATCGCGCCGGAACTCGATGGCATACTCGAAAGTGACGCCGATGGCGCGCGGCTGCGATTTCACCCAGGATTCCACCGTGTCGAGGAGGCCCATGGCGTCGAGTTGAAGCCGGAACTGGCGCGGCGTCACCGTCGTGACCGGCGGCGGCGGGGGCTCATCCATCACCCACGGCACGATGATATAACCGGCATAGTCAATGCCCGCCTCGGGGGCGTGCACCGTGTCGCCGTTGGGGAGGCGAATGGGGTTTGGGAGGTCGATCATGGCCCCCCACATGCCGCCCCACGAGGCAACCACGTTGCCGGTTTCGGTCTCGATGAGCTTATAGCCGACGGTCATCTGCATGGATCACATTCCGAGCATGGGCATATTGGTTGAGAACACCGAGGCGGTGAGCGGGGTGTAGGTGATGAGGATCACGCCCTGTATTCCGGCGCCCGAGGTCGCGTTGCCGCCCGCTGATTTGGTATTTGCACCACCGCCGCCGCCGCCATAACTGCCGCCATCACCACCCTGCGAGGCCCCGGTCGAGGTATTGTTGGCCGCACCACCGCCGCCGCCAGAACCGATCGAGGTCATGTCGGTGCCGTTGCCGCCCGCCGTGCCGGTCGCCGTCGAGGCCGTGCCGAGCACTTGGCCGGTGCCCGCCGAACCACCCGAGCCGTTGCCGCCCTGCCCGCCGTTGGTGCCCTGGTTGGTGTTGGTGGTCGCGGTGCCGGCCGCGCCCGCGCCATTGGGGCCGCCAGCACCGCCGCCGCCCGTGTTGCCGTCGTTGTGGGTGATGGTGCCGCCGGCACCTCCCGCCGATCCCGTGCCGCCCGATCCGCCCGTGCCGCCGGCGGGGGGAGTCGGGTTTGATCCGTTGAGGATCGTGCCGCCCAAGCCCTTGGTGCACACCATGGCGGTGGTGTCGAGGGTGGTGTTGGCCCCGTCATTGCCGGCCGTTATGCCCGCCGTCGAGCGCGAGACGGCCGTGCCACCGCTGCCGATCGTGTAATTGATGGTGCCGCCGGCCGAGTAGTTGGTGAGCTTGCGATATTCACCGGCCGATCCGCCCGTGCCGCGGTTGCCATTCTGCTTCGCGCCGCACGAGCCCGAACCACCGCCAGCAATGCCCTCGAAGGTGTTGGCCGAATTGTTCCAATCCGCCGGGCGCGATTGCGAGGTGCCCGAGGTGATGGTGATGGTGGCGGCGATGAGGAAGGTGGCCCCTTCCCCGAAATCCGGGCAATAGGCCGGAACCGGCAAGCGCCACAGGGAAGGCTCATGGTGGAGCGTGCCGGCGGCGATCGCCCACATGAAGGCATCGGCGTCATCCCGATCCGCGAAGGTGCCGCGCCAGCGCACATGGCCATCGGCAAGACGCGCGGTGATGTGCCAGCGCCTTTCGATCGGCGCATGGCCGAACACGCTTTTGCGCTCGGCCACCGAGGGCGGCATCCACATCTTGCGCGCCACCGGGAGGAGGAAGCGCGATTCATATGGCCGCAAGATCATCATTGCAGCGCGTACCAAGAATAGGTGGAAACGCCGTTGATGCGGCGGATGGAGAGCAAGAACTTGTTGCCGCTCGTGGTGTTGTAGGTCGAGCCGGTAGCCGATCCCACCGTGTAGGAGCCCGAGATCGTGATCGTGCCGGCGCTCGCGCCATTGCTGATGAGGATGTCGATCGCGCAATCACTGGCCGGCACGGCGAGGGTGTGCGCGCCGTTGTTGGTGTAATACTGATAGTTTCCGTTGGCAGGATCGGGCGTCACCGTGCCGCTCGAAACCGTGCCGCCGCTGTAGGGCGTGACGGCGAACCCCTTGGTGAGCGTCTTGGATTCCGCCGTCGAGAGAAGGTCGCCCGACGTGCCGGGAAGGTTGACCGCGGCATCCGCTGCAAGCGCGGTGGGGGCCGAGAGCGTCACCTTGTTGGCACCGTTGTTGGTGGCCTCAAGGAAGGTGGCGTTGGCGGCCACCGTCGTGGTGGGCGCGGTATAGTTGGAGGGCCCGGTTGCGCCCGTCGGCCCCGTGGGGCCGGTCGGTCCCGTCACGCCCACGGGTCCCGTGGCGCCGGTGACGCCAACCGGACCCGTCGCACCCGTCACACCCACCGGCCCGGTGGCACCCACCGGCCCCGTCGGTCCCGTGACGCCGACGGGCCCCGTCGCCCCGGTCGCACCCGTCACCCCAGGCTGACCGGCCGCCGCGATGTTCCAATCCGCGAGCGTGCCCGATCCGCCGATAAGGTCAACGTTGACGGTGAGCGTGGTGCTCGTGAAAGCGGTGATCGCGCCTTCCATGAAATTGGCGCTGTTCGCCGCCGAGGCAAGGCGCACCCGCTGGCCGATCGCAAAGGCCGTGGCGGTGGCCGCAAGGTTGGTGGTGAAGGCTTTCGAGCCGGTGCCGATCGCCGTTGAGGTGGCACTCGTAAGGCCGGCATAGCCCAGCCCCGTGGCCCCGGTCGGTCCCGTTGCACCGACGGGGCCGGTTGCACCCGTGACCCCCACCGGGCCCGTGGCCCCTGTGACGCCAACGGGGCCGGTTGCGCCGGTGACGCCGATGGGCCCGGTGGCACCTACAGGCCCCGTTGCCCCGGTGACGCCGGCACCCGTCGGCCCGGTCGATCCTGCCGGCCCGGTCGCGCCCGTGGCCCCCTTCTCAACCCACAAATCCCACTCGGTGGCAACGCCGGGCACCTTGTTGGTGCTGGAGGCGTTGGCGATCCAAGACGAGCCATTGTACTGGACGCCATCCCCGATCGCGTAGGTGGTGCCGGAATTCCAGACACCTTTCCACGAGACGCCCGAGCCCGGCGCACCGCTCGGGCCCGTGACGCCGGTGGGGCCGGTGGCGCCTGTTACGCCTTGTGGCCCCGTCGCACCCGTGACGCCGGCACCCGTTGCGCCCGTCGCCCCGGCGGGGCCCGTGGGGCCGGTGGGCCCGGTCGCGCCGATGCCGCCCTTGACGTTGCCGATCAACACCCAGGAACCGGCTTGCTTCTCGTAGAGGTCATAACCGGGGATGACAATATAAAGATCACCGTCCTTGCCATCGCCGGAACTGACGCCAGCACCCGCGCCGATGCCGGTGCCGGTCGGCCCCGTGGCCCCGGTCGGTCCCGTCGCCCCTGTGGGGCCGGTTGCCCCCGTGACCCCCGCGCCTGTCGCCCCGGCGGGGCCCGTCGGTCCCGTGACTCCGGTGGGGCCAGCGGCACCCGTTGCCCCAGCCGGCCCGGTTGCCCCCGTGACGCCGGTGGGGCCTGTTGCGCCGACGGGGCCCGTTGCACCCGTCACGCCCGCGCCCGTGGCACCGGCGGGGCCGGTTGCACCTGTGGCCCCCACCGGGCCCGTGGCCCCTGTCGCACCTTGCGGCCCCGTCGCCCCGGCGGGGCCCGTCGGCCCGGTCGGTCCCGTTGCACCCGTCGGCCCGCCCGCGGGGCCGGTTGCGCCCATCGGCCCGGCCTCGATCACCTCGATAACGAGGGTGTCGTCGGTGATGACCTCGACGGTATCGTTAGACATCGGGATTGTCTCCCCCCTCACCGATGAGGTTGCCCATGAGGATCACCTCCTCGCGGCCGGCGTTGTCGCGCTGAATCTCGTAATGGGTGAGCGGGCCCTCGGGCAGGGTGCGCGATTGCGCCACCGTTAGCTGTATGGTCGCCCTGGCATCCGTCACCGCCTCGTCATCCGAGAGCGTGATGCCGCTGCCCACCCCGAGCGTCACCGATCCCGAGGCGGTGGTGAAGCGGAACTTGAGGGAGGAGTCGAGCGAGACGAGCGTGCCACCCGTGCCGCCAGCCCGATAGCGGAACACGATCGGATCGGGCGCGCCGATATGGATGTAAAAGTCTCTGACCGGCGTGGCATAGATGCTTGACATGGCGGGCGCATGATACCCCGATTAGCCACCACGCGCCACGCCTACTTGGTACTAAATAAGCGCAATATTGAGCACTTGCCCCGGTCTAGTCGGCCGATGCGAACTCGCGGCGGCGGAACATCCACACCTTGCCGGCCGTGATGTTGCCCGACGAGAACGCCACCCGCGCGCGCAAGAGCTTTTGCGTGGTGCTGTTATATGCGGTGGTGTCATAGCCGAGGGTGAACGTGGCATCCGAGTAGCCCATCCCGTTGACCATGTGCGATCTCGCGTTGAGACGCGGCATGATGATCGTGCAGTCATAGCCGAACAGCGTTCCAACGCTCGATGCGTCATTGGTGTAGGCGAGGCGGCGATAGGCGCCGGTGGTGGCGAAATAGGCATCGAGGTTGAGGCGCACCGTGGCGCCGGCATCGCACGTCATGCCGAGCGCGACGATCCGATATTCCCACCCATCGGCAAAATCCGCCGTGATGACGCTGGCCACCGTGCCCCCGGTGGAGGAATCATAGATCAACCCCTGCTTCCCGTCGCCCACCGTCACCTTGTCAACGGGGTGCCATGCGGAGGCGATGACCGGGGAACCGGAAGCCTGTTCCGCCATGGCGATCGGGTTGTCGCGCAAGGCGGTGACGGTGGCGCTCGACGGGATGGCGCCCACCGCGAGGGCCGCATTCGAGATCGTGGAATAAGTTGTCATTAGAGCCACCTATAGGGTTGTTCCGTGCCGCCCGAGTCCTTGCCGTCATTGTCGAGCCACACATAGGGTTGCGGGTTGCCCGAGAGGTCGTTGCCGCTGCTGTCGAGCCATGACCATATCGTGCCGCCCTTCTCGTTGTCCTCGGCGGTGAACCGATAGGTGAGACCGTTGCGCGAGACCTCGGCGGAGGTGATGAGCCAGTTGCCATCGCGCGCCGCCCCGGTGAAATCCACGTCGAGGAAATGCCGGATCGTCACAACCGAGCCGGTCCATATCGACCCTGCATCCTTGGCCGAAATCTCGAATGTGGCCTCGCGCCTCACGTCCGAGAAGCGGTCGAGATAGGATTGCGCCAGCACGTTGGCGATCGCCTGTGTGGGGATGAAGCGGCAAAATAGCTCGCGCACCTGGGGCTCGCCGCCATATTGCACCTGTTTGTCAACGTCGATGTAGGCGGCAACGCGGGAATAGTTGGTCTTTTCGGTGACGCTCGGAACCGGGCTTCGCTGCAAATAGTAGACATGCGCCTGTGAGGCGCGCTGTTCCGGCAATTCGTTGATCGAGAAGGAACCCGCCACGATCGCATCATCATCGGTGAGGAGATAGGGCGACTCCTCGGGGCGCACCGCGCGAAGCACAATCGTTTGGTTGCGCTCGTCCCACCACACATTGGCGATCGCCTGTAGGCACACCTCGCCGGCAAGCTGGTCAACGGCGGTGGGCTCGACAATGAAACAGGTGAAATTGTAGTCCGGCCGATAGGTGGTCTTTTCGAGCGCCCACGCGGTGAGGTCAATATATTTCTCGGGGATGCCGCCCCACGTCACGAACAGGTCATAGATGATTTCATGGAACGGCACCGCGTTGTAGTAGATCGCGCGCTGCACCCGGTCATTCTGGCTATGCGCATCCGCCGTGGTGCCTGATAGGCCGCGCGTCATGCCGCCGAAATAGAGGTTGCTGGAGTCGGTCTCATACACTTGCGTGTACTGGATCAATTCCGAACCGATCTTGACATAGCCGGCGGAAGGATAATCCGCGAGCACCGCCCCGGCCACGAGCATGGTTGTGGCGGAGTTGGTGATGTCGGCCGCAAGCTCGCCGCGCGAGACGTAAGGCGCGGTGATGGCGGTGTCCGTCACCTTGCGGAGGATGTCCTTCGCGGTGATCCGCACCCCGTCCTTGCCAAAATCGATCTTCTCGATGACGTATTCCCGCTTGGTCATGGCGGAAAGGGCTTGGCCGATCTCGCCCTCGTAGATGTTGAGGGTATAGCCCACATGATAGGGGTTGCGGGCGAGCCATTTTGTCCAGAATGAACCCTGTTGCGCGGGATCATAGGCGCGCGAGGCGAGATAGGGATCGGTCCCTATGTCATTCCACGGGAAGTCTCGAATCTGGACGCTGCACACGGCACGATAGCCCAAGGGCGACTTGTCCTTGGAACCCGAGGCGACGTTGAGCACGGTGGGCGCGGTCTGGTAGTTGACGAGCGCCGGGATGGCGAGCGCCGGCTGGTAAAAGTAATCTATGAGGAATGCATCACTCGCCTCGGTGGTGAGCGTGTCGCCGGCCTCGGTCAAGAGGTTGATGGCGTTGTCTTGCCAATCATAAACGTCATGGTGAACGAAGCGGAGCACCAATTCCTCGGAGAGGTCGAGGGCGGTTTCATAGGTGCATGTCCGGGCGGTGTTCCAGCATTTATCGCCGGTGGCGAGGCACGGCGAGGTGCCGAACACCCGCGAGCAAAGCGGCTGCACGATCTCCACGATTTCAAGGGGGCGCGCGGCGAACGTCATCAATAATACCCCGTGACGCCGAGACTCACCGAGCGATAGGTGTTAACCCCCATGTTGACCGGCTCCACGTCCCGATCGGTCCACACGAAACCCACGTCGGTGGTGATTTTGGAGGGGTTGCCGGCGATGAAGAACGGATTAAGCGGAAGCGTGAGCGCGAAGGGCTCGAAATAGGAATCATACCAGGAGGCGGTGAGCAAATTCCACTCGTAGGTGGTCGCCACCGCCCGGCGCTTGATGATGCGGCCGAGCCACTGGCCCGTTTCCGAAAACTGCTGTTGCGCCTCGGTGATGCGGTTGAGGTTGAGGGGCTTGTGCCCGCCATAGAGGGGAATGGGCATCTGCAAGGCTTGCCCCGCCCGAATGATGCCGATCGCCACATCCGAGCCATCGGAAACAACGAGTTTCACCTCGCGCACCGTGTAGGGCACGCCTGAATTGTTGAACAGGACACAGATTGACGAGTTGTCCGTGGGGGTGATGGTGCGGCGGGTGGTATAGGGGCCGCCGACGGCCGCCGCCGTCTGCACGTCGATCGATTTGCCCGAGAGGTTATGCGCGGCGATGAACAGGCAATCCACCGAGGCATCGGCCGCCGTGGTGATGAGCCAGGACTGCGAGCCCGGCGCGAGGAGCCACCGCTGCGAGGTGTAGTCGTTGGCGGCATAGTCGGGATTCGTCCCGTCGCCGGTGACGGTGCCGGTGATCGGCGCATAGAGAATGCGCGCGTGGTTGAGCGGGTAGTTGGCGCCGACGGTATATCCCGAGGTGTCGATCATTAGGGGATGGTCCCTGCCGCGGTGATGATCCAGCTAGAGCCGTCGGATTGAATGTCGGCCCACGCGCCGATGGTGGCCGGGAGAATGGCCGAGGTCGCCGCGCCGCCGCCTTTCTGCACCACGTTGCTTGAGGCGGAATTCACAAGCTGCGCCTGCCGCGTGATGATTCTCAGGATGCGGCCGGTGAAGGACGCCGCCGCCGGAAGGGTGAGGGTGTTGGTGGCCGCCCGGTTGTTGATGATGACGTTATCGGTCGCGCCCACCGTGTAATTGGTGGTGACGGTGACGGGGGCGTTTGTGGCAAACGAGCCGTTGACGTGCATCTTTGCCGTGGGCGTGGCCGTGCCGATGCCGATGCGATCGGTGGAGGCATCGAGGAAGAACAGATTTTGATCGGTGTCGCCCTCCATGCGCTGGTCGATATCGGCGCCGGCATCATTCCACACATTGGCGCCGACGAAGGCCGCCGCCGGAATGTTCTTGAAAAGCTCGGCGCGCGTCTGCTTTTTCGTCTCGGTGGCGCTCACGTCATTGACAACGTATTCATCCGTGGTCGCCGTGTTGGCGCCGGTAAGGGCGGTGAGGGCCGAAATCTTTTTGTTCGCCAAGGTTGTATCCTCTTATGCGATCACGCCGCGGATTTGGCCGCCATTGCGCTGAGTGGCGTTCAACTGGTCGATGAACTGGCGGGCGAACTTCTCGCCAAAGCCCATCGGGTCATTCACCAGCGTGAACGAGAAGGTGGTCAAGGGCTGGGCCTTGGCGGGTGCAGCCGCCGCCGCGCCGCCGCCCCGGCCACCACCACCACCGCCCCCACCTCCGCCGCCCCCGCCGCCGCCCTCGGTGACGCCCTTGATCGCGGCAACCGCGGCCAAGCCTTTGGCCATAACCACCGCATAGGCCGCGAACTTGGAGGCGGGATCAACAAGCGCAGGGTTTTTCATGGCATCAACGGCGGCCTGTATCGTCGCTACAATCGCCTGTGCCGCGGCCATCGCCTTTGATATCTTGAGGAGTTTCTTGCCGCCCGTTTGTGCGGCCGAGGCCATGGAGCCGAAGAATTCATATGCAGCGCCGAGGTCTCGATCGAGGCGATCCTGCTGCAACTGCGAAAGCGCCTGCTGGTGTTCCTCCGCCAGCTTGCGCGATAGGTCGTAATAGGTCTGTTCCGTGATGAGCTTGTTATTGAGCGCGTTTTGCAGCGCATTCCGGTCCTCGTCATATTGCGCCTGGATCGTTTCCGCTTCCGTCTGCAAGCCCTCTTGAATGGCCTTGAGGCGGTCCACGAAATACATGCCCACCTCTTGCGAGGGGGCGACACCCGGCACCACTTCCTTTTGCTTGTCGCCGGTGTCGGGAAGGCGCGGCGCCGTGGTGGGGCCGTTCACGCTGTCGAGGAGCGATTGCGCATCGCCGGGGTTGGCCTTGAAGCGCCCCGGTGTGAGGAGCACGCCGCCAAGGTCGCCCTTGGGGGCGGCCATGCCGTCAATCACGCCGAGCTTTTCAAGGACGCCGGCCAACGCCTCGATTTCCTTGCGCGTGGTGGCAATGCGGGGATCGAGTCCCTCGAACCACGTTGCCATGCGCTGAAACCAATCGCCCACCGACATTCCCGTGTCGGCCAAGTCAAGGAACCGCTCGGTGAGGTCGATCAGCGTGGGGAGGAGCGGGGCCACGATCGATTGGGTGAGACCCTGGATTCCGGTCTGTAGGCGCGTGAGGTTGTCGTTGAAGGTCTCGGCCGAGCGCGCCGCATCGCCCGAGATCACCACCCCGAGGCGCCGGGCCTCCTCGGTCATGGCCGAAATGCCCGAGCGCCCCGAGTTGAGGAGCGGGATCAACTGAGCGCCCGAGCGCCCGAAAATGTCCATGGCGATGGCGGTCTTGCCGGCGCCGTCCTTCATGTTGGCGAAGGCGTCGGCCACGTCGGAAAACACCTCGTCGGCGGCGCGGAGATTGCCGGCGGCGTCGGTCGCCTTGATGCCAAGCGCCTCAAGCCCGTTGGAACCCGCTTCCATGTTCTTGGAAAGCTGCTGGAGTCCAACCTGTAGCTCGCCCAGGGAAACGTCGGAGAGCTTGGCGGCATAGGAGAGGCCGGAAAGCGCCTCGGTGGTCACGCCCACCTTTTGCGAGAGCTTGCCGATATCGTCGGCGTAGTCGATTGCCGCCCGGCCGGCGGCCACGAAGGCCGACACGGTGAGCCCGGCGGTGAGCGAGGCCGCCGCCCCCTTGGCGAAGGACGCGAGCGAGGCTTGCGCCTTGTCGAGCCCCCGCGTGAGGCCCGAGGTGTCGGCGCCGATCTCGACCGTGATGCCGTTTACCCGCGCCACTACAGAAGCCCTTTCAGTTCCTCTACCTCCGCCAGGGTGAGATTGCCGGCGAAGCGTTCATTTTTCTCGGCGGGGGCCTTCAACTCGTATTCAGTCCACCATTCCGAGATCGTCATTTCCCAAAACTCCGAGGGTTGGATGCCCCACTCCCTCGCCCATAGATACATGCCGTCCCAATCTAGGCGCCCGATCTCTCCGCCCTCGCCGGGCTCGCCGCCTCCCCGGTTTGGGCGTCGGGATTTTTTGGCTCGCCATCCCCCGGCGCGAAGGCTTGCAGCACCACGCCGATCATCGCCGTCACGTCCTCCTGTTTGCCGCGGATCAACTCGGCATAGGCGTCATCATCCGTGACCTTGGCCCCCGCCGATTGCAGGATGCGGGCGAGCACGAAAGCGATGTGCGAGAGGGGCGGCCTCCCCTGCGAGGTGCGCACCGCAATGTCGGTGAGCGAAATCTCGCCCATTTCGATCGAGCGCATGAGGCGCATGGAGGGGGTGAATCGGTATTCCTGCCCCCGCCAGTTGATGATTAGCTCGCGGAAAACGCTCAAGAGGTCTCCTCTCAGGTAAAGGTGATCTGGCCGGAACTCTGGATCGTCGCGGTGAACGTCACCGCGTCGGCCTGTTCGCCGGTGAGGGCGAACGAGGCGAGGAAGAAATCGCCCGAGAATGACCCGATGCCGAGAACTTCAAGGGTGTAAGCCTCAAGAAGCGCCGAGCCGGTGCCGACGGCGAGGGCGAGGAAGGTGGAATCGTTGGTCACGCCCTGCACTTCGCAATCGATCGAGCGCACGCCCGCATCTGCGAGATAGGTGCGCCAGCCGGAATCATCCTTGTCCGTGATGTCGATCGGTTCATTGTTGATGGTGAGGGAGTCGGTGCGCGCGCCGGCAATGGGCGTGGAACCACGCTTGATGCGGAGCTTGCGGCCTGAAATTGCAGCCATGATGATCGATCCTTTCTTAGGTCACAGGTCCGCGGATGTTGGAATAGGCGACGGTTGAGCCCACGGAATTGGTGGCGGTGACGCGGCACCGGAGATATTTTCCGGCGTCGTCGCCGGTGAGCACGTAGGTGGTGCCGGTCGCCGCGGCGATGTCGGTCCACCGCGGGTCGTTGGGATCGGAGGTTACGCAACGCTGCCACTGGCGCGCATAGGTGATGGTCGCATCGCCCGCCCATGTGCCATTGGTGGTCGTTTGGGTGTTGGTGCCCGAGAGCGTGCCGGAAATCGCCGGCGCAACCGTGTTATAGGGCCCGATCGTCACGACAACGCCCTCGCCGCTTTCGAGCGTGGCGGTGAAGGTCACAACGTCGGCCTGTTCCGCGCCAAGCTGCACGCCCTGGAGCATGAAATCCCCGGTGAGGGTGCCGATCCCGTCAACCGTCACGATGCATTCGGTGAGGAGAAGCGTCTCGGCATCGCCCACCGCATCCACGAGGAGATCGTCATCCTTCAAGACGCCCTGCACCTCGCAGGAAATGGAGCGCACCCCGGCATCGGCAAGAAGTGTCCTCCACCCGCCGTCGTCCTTGTCAGTTATGTCGATTGGCTCATTATTGATCGTGACGCTATCGGTGCGGGCGCCGACGATGTTAACGCCGTTCCGATTGATACGCAGCGCGCGGCCCGAAAGCGCCATCACTCACACCTCACAACTAAGCAACACCATATCATGGCGCTCTCAAGTTAGCCACAGGACACGATAGAGAATGAGCGCGCGCTTCGTCTTGCCGTCGGGATCGCGCGCAAATGTGACCGACTCCAACTCGGTGGTGATGTGGGTGGCGCCGGAAATGCTCAAGGCTTGCCGGCGGAGGCGCGCGTCGATCGCATCGCAAACCGCCTTGAGGTCGAGCATGGAGGTGGCGCGGTCCCACACGTCGATCTGCACGATGGCGGAACCACCCGGCGCGTCCTTGGTGTCATATGGCGTGATGGTATCCGCACCGATGACCACGATGGGGAAGTCTGATTCCTTCTCGGGATCGGCCGCTTGCGGAATGTCGGTGAAGATCGCCGCGAGAGGCGCATAGGCCGTCGAGAGAAGCGAGGTGAGGCTCGTGTCGTTGAGGCGGGTAAACACCGCCTGTTGCAACGCGGCGGATTTCATGGGCGGCCCCCTCTCGCGCGGGCGATGACCTTTGCAACGCGGGCCTCAAGCCGCGGCGCGGCGCGCTCGGCGGCCGGGGTCCACGAGGGGCGCGGCTCCATCTTCCACGTCCCGAACTCAAGGTGAAATGCGTATTCCAGCCGGGAGCCGATCGCCGCCGTCATGGGCGAGAGCTTGGTGATGTAGGTGGATGAGACGAGCGCGCCCGTGTCGGTGGCCGGGGCCTCGCCGGGGGCCGATGCCCGGTGATTGATCTTGCCGCCCTTGCCGCGCTTGTAGATTTCGCCGGTCTTGGGCGGGCCTTGAATCTGCTTCCGCACGTCGGTGAGCATTTCGAGGGCGGAGGCCATCACCGCCTTTCCGATCCCCTCCTCGACGCCCCTGCCATAGGCGCGGATCGCGGCGCGCACCTCGTCCACGCCCCTGATCTGCACGGTGATGGGGTTGGCCTGGCTCATGCCGCAACGCCCCCGTCAACGTCGATTTGCAGCCACTTGTCCGCGAACTCGATGTTGTCGATATATCGGATATTGTGCACCCGATCCCTGATCTTCACCCGGTCGGATTCCTTGAGGTTGGATGTGTAGCGCACCACGAGGCGGAGCCGCACGATGGCCTCGGTGCGCTCGGAGGCGTAGCGCTCGGAACCGCCCACCGGCATCACCGCGGCATAGGTGGGGGCCCCCGCGATCGCCGCCCACGACTCGGTTTGGCCCCCTGCCCCGTCGCTCGTGAGCGTGCGGCGCTCGAACGTCACCGGCTCCTTGAGCCGCCCGGCGTGGAATTCGCAGCACCGGAGCGCCATGTCACAGCCCCATGGGCTTGTATCGGGCCATGATCGCCTCGGCGCCCGATGCCCGGTAGGCATCCGCCGGGTCGCATTCGTCACCCCTGTGGGAATGGTTGTAGGCGGCAAGCTGCTTGACGGCGCGCTTCAAGGGCGGCGGCACGTTGGCGGCGGAGGTGTAGCCGGCCACGAATATGATCTCGATGGCGTTGGCGGCGCGAAGCCCGATCGGCCATGTCTGCCCCGCCTTCAAGGTCATGCGGCCGGGGATGCTGTAGGGGTCCACGTCGAAGGTGTCGGCCACCGTCACCGACGTTTCGTTGCTGGCCTCGTCATAGACCTTCACCGATGTCACCGAGGCGAGCGGCCAGCGCGGCAAGGCGATCGAGCGCTGTGCATTGGAATAGAGTTCCGCGATCGAGCCGTCGCGCGTGCCATCCCACCATGATTCACCCCCCGCCGGCCAGCGGTCGAGGGCGAGGCGCCAGGATTGGGTGAGCATGGCAACGCCGGTGCGCGTCTCGATCTCGCTCCGCGCGTCGGTGATGTAGGCGGCTGCGTCGGGGAATTCCGCCGGCGTGGTGCGCATATGGAGGTGAAGCTCGGCCGCCGTCACCGGCTCGACGGTGGGCGCCACCGAGAGCGCGAGGCCACGGTGCTGGTTGAGCGGGTAAGGGGTGCGCAGCGACATCAGGCGGCCTCCACCTTGCGCGGCCGGCCGGGGCGGCGGGGCTGCGGCGCGTCCGCGTCCCTGGCCTCGGCCTTGATCTCGGGCGGCGCCACGATCTTGGTGTCGAGCACGGGCGCGATGAGCGTTCCCGCCCCGTCATGCAGCGCCATGGCGGCCACCGGGCCCGTCACGATGAGCCCGGCCCGGTAAGGGAACTGGCCCCACTCGGGGGGCGGCGTGTAATCGCGGGTGAGCCTCACTTGCATGTGTCGCCCTCCACCAAGCGGTTGGGATGGCGGGAATGATCATAGCGGCGCTCGACCTCGGCGGCCGAGGGGGCGGGCTTCTCCTCGAAACGCACCCTTACGCCGCCATCTTCCCGAGTCTCGAGGAACACATCGGCGCAATCGTAGCCATAGAGCCGTTCCGCCTCGGGCGCGCAGGCATCGAGGAGCGAGGATTGCTCGGGCACGGTGATCTCGATGCCACGGGCGGCGGCGATGCCGAGCCAGAACTCGACGCATGCCCGCCCCTGTTCCGCCTTGTGGGCATTGGGGAGGGTGTAGTCGATGCCGAACAGCGAGATTTTCTTGACGCCGATGTGCACCGCATAGGCCACCGCATAGGCGGCGGTCGAGTTGAAATAGGGTGCACCGCCGTTGCCGTCGTGCTTGGCGTTGAGCACGTCCTCCAAGGGGAAGGCCACGAGGCCGGGATAGCCGGGGCGCGGTATCGAGGTGTAGACGGGGCCGGGATGGGTCTTGAGCCAGCGCACCATGGCCGCGATGTTGGACATGGGCCGCTCCTTGGCGCGGGCCTCCTGCACGAGGAGGTCATCCATGTGGAACACCCGGTCGCAGCGGAGCACATCGCCCATGGCATTGATGCCCCACACCTCGTCACAATAGGCGGAGGCCCCGCCCATGCCTTTGGCCAGTTCAAAGAACACCGAGCATGAGGGGCCGAGGCCGATGATCGCGACATGAGCCGGTGCGGGTTTGCTTGCGTGGTCGCGCCGGATGCCCGAAACATCCGGCGCCACCTGTCTCTTTCTGTTCCTCAGAGTCACGCGCTTACGACTGCGGGCGAACCGAGGGGGCGCCGAGAACAGCCACCGCGCCCACAAGCGCCGTGGCGGTGCCCACACCGTAGAGCCTGATCTTGAGATAGCGCTTGTTGCCGATGTAGCCCACCCGTCCCGACTTTGCGGCGGTGAGCGTGAGGGCCGCCTCGGTGCCGAGGAGATCAGCCGCCGCCACCGAGGTGAACGAGCCGTTGGTGGTATCGGCCTCAAGGATCACCGGCGTGATGGTGTCAGCCACCGAGGCCGAGGCGCCCGAGGAATAGATGAACTCCACCGTCTCGAAGCCGCGGCGATCGAGAACGGAAGAAAGCCGGCCGTTGGCCGCGCCGGTGGTGCCGACGGCGGCCGGGGCCAGTGCCGTGAGGATTGAAATATTGTTGTGCATGTCGCGCATGGGTCATTTCCCTTGGAAGGATGAGGAGGAGAAGGGGCGGGCGGTGGTGGCCGCCCGCCTCAAGATCACGAGCCGAATTCGATCAGCTTGATGGCCTCGAAATTCACCACGTCGCCGCCCACGCGCTTTGTCGTGTAGAACTCGACATAGGGCTTGGTCGAGTAGGGATCGCGGAGCGTGCGGATGCCGATGCGGTCCACGATCTGGTAGGCTTCGCGCATGTCGGCCACCGCCATCGAGAGCGAGTTGGCGGCCAGGGCCTCCATGTCCTCGAAAGCCGCGACCGGGTAGCCGAGGAGCGTTGCCGGCTGGCCGGCCTGGCTCGACGGCTGCCACTGGTACTGTCCGTCAGAGTCCTTGAGCTTGCGCGCAAGGGCGGTGACGGCGCGGGACATGAACCATGTGGCGTTGGCACGATAGGGCGCCTTGAGCGCATAGAGCGCATCGATCACCTTGTCGAGGCCGTTGGGGTTGGTGGCGAAGGCCGACGAGGTGCCGGTCTTGACGCGCTCGATGGTGCCGGGGTTGGTCGTGCCCGAGGCGTAGGTGAGGAAGCCGCGGGGCTTGTTGACGCCGTTGCCCGACACGAAAGCGGCGCTCTCGTCCCTGGCGAACTTCTCGGCCACCTTGGAGGCGAGCCACGCCTCCATGTTGATCGAGGCATCATCGAGGAGCTTCTGCGTTGCCTTGGGCTTCGCATAAAGCTCGTGCACCGGGATGCGCCACTTGCCGATCTGCGGCGTGCTGGTGTCGGAGCGCGATTCCGTCTCGCCCACCCAGCCCGAGGAAGCCTCGTTGAGGTCATAGAGACCTTCAAGCGCGTCCGTCGAGATCACCTGGATCGAGGCGTAGGCGCGCATCGGGGAGGTCTCGAAAACCTTCTGGACGATGCGGCCCGTCATGTCGGGATTGACCACATAGCCGCCATCGGGATCGGAGCCGACGGAAAGCGCCTTGCGCTCCTCGGGGCCCATGACCTCCTCGCCCTTGCGCATGAACGTGTCGAACGCGCGCTTGTAGGCGTCGAGGTCGGAGGCGCCATAGGTGCCGGCGAAGGGAACGCCGCGGCGCCGCGAGTTGGCCTCCGCCCATTCCTGGGCCTTGGCGTCGAGGTCGATCTTGTCGCCCTTCTCGTCGGTGACGATGCGATTCTGCCGCTTGGCGGCGAGCACCGCCTCGTTGGCGATCGCCTGTGCCTTTTCGAGGTCGGCCTCGATCTTGGCGATCTTGGCCTCGGTCACGGTGTCGGCCGCGCCCTTCTTTTCGATCTGCGCAAGGCGCTCGTCATTGGCCTTCTTGAATTCATCGAAACCCCTGTTGAGGGTGTCGATCGCTTCCGAGACCTTCTTGGTTTCGTCAGACATGGATTTTATCCTTGAGAGAGTGGAGCTTTGAGAGGATGGCATCGAGGCCATCGGTTGGGGGCGCATCCTCGCCGGCATCCCGCCGTTTCGTGAGGCCCTTGAAGCCGTGCAGCGTGATCGCCGTGGCCTCGCTCTTGCTGTATCCTGCATCGCGCAGGAACCGCTCGAATTCGCGCTCCGAGGTGATCGCCTTAACGTCCGTCACCTTGGCATCGGGAAGCATCGGGAAGGTCACGAGGGAAATCTCGTAGAGGTCCACCTCCAAGAGCTTCCGCACCCCCCGGTTGGATTCATCGGCCGCGGCCTCCACGGTGCGATAGCCGATCGACATCGAATCGATGGCACCCGCCTTGAGGAGCGCCAGCGCCTCGCGCCCGAGCGTCACCTCGGGGAGGAGCCGGCCCTTGACGAAAAGGCCGCGGTCATCCTCGCGCACCTCCTCCCAAACGCCGATCGGCTGGCCCATGTCGTGCTGCCAGAGCATCTTGGGCTTGCGCTTGGCGAGGGATTTAACGAAAGCCCCGCGCGCCACCGAGTCCTGGCCGAGATCGACCACATCGAACACCGAGGCGTAGCCCTCGAAAACCCCGTCCTCGCCCGGCGCTGCCTTGAGCGCGAGCGGAAGGGCCTTGAAATCGATGTGCTGCGATTGCTCCGCGTCCTTGCGGGCAAGGCGGAACAGGTTGCGAGCGTGCGAGGCGGCCGTGTTCATGGGCTGACTATACACCCCATTACACTAAGCAACAACGCCCCATGCTTTGCTTATCGCGCTCAAATATGCGCCATCAGCGGTGTTTCACGTGCAACATTGCTCAATATTGCGCCTAGTTACATCGCTTCACATTCGACGAGTGAATGCGAATGGCGCGGTTCAGCACCAACTCCAATTTGGCTGGATCTGGAGTGCCGCCCAATCGCACGTAGGCCCGCATCGCCGGCACATAGAGCCAGCGCCACCACCAAGCGATGGAGAATGTGATGTGCGATTTCGCCATGATCAATCGAGCCCGTCATCCACGATATAGCCCAAGGTGCACCGGCAGTTTATTACAAGCTCGGGAGGCCCTGCCGGATCGCCGGGGAACATCAATGGCGCGCCTCCCACGAGGAAAGGCTCATCCATCCCCACGATCTGCCCATTGGCCTCCCGGTGGGTGTCGCGGGTGCGCTCGTCGGAGGCCGCCAGCCACTCGCGGCGAAGCGGAAGGCCAAGCTCGCGGGCCGCCTCATTGCTTCCATAGTTGGCCGCGCCATGGGTTTCGGTGCGCGCGATGACCTCCGCCCGCATCCTCGAAATCTCATCCACCACGTCAAAGATGGTGCGCGCGATCTCCGCCACGCCCATTCCGTCCTCGTAGCCCCTGGCCACCGCGTTGACGATTTGGCCTCGGGTGGTCTCGGCCACGTTCACGATCCGCCGGCGCACCACCTCGCGGTGCACGTAGCGCATGGCGATGCGGTGCATGGTGTTGGCGAAGTCCTTGCGCTCGATGACGAGCCCCGCGTGCTTGCCCTGCCCAAGGATGCGCGCGCCGAACGCCGAGACGGCGGCCATGGCCATCTGCTGATAGGTGGCCTCAAGGCGGCCGATGAATGCGGGCGGTGTCACCACGGCGTGGGTATGCTGCCAAGCCTCGATCATTTCCCGCATGGCGGCGGCGATCTCCGCCTTGAGGCGCCCGCGGAACTGCCGCGCAAGCTGGTCTAGGATGCGCTCCTGTCGCCGGGCTTCGCGCGCCCGGTTGCGATCAAGAAGCGCCCGCGCCATAGGCAAGCGCCTTCACCGTGGCGGGGTCGAGCGGTTGCGCGGCGGGATCGGGCGGCATGGCGGCCTCGGAAAGCGGAATCTGCGAGGAGGCCACGAGCACCACGTCGCCGCCCTCGATGGGCCCATAGCCCTTTAGCTCGCGGCGCTCGTTGATGGTGAGGTCGGTGGAGGCGTTGGCCATTTCCCACATCTTGAGGCGCTTCTCGGCAATCGCCGGGATGGTGTCCACGTCGGGCTTGATCTCGACCTTGAAGGGCCCGGCCAGCCATGAATTCCAGTCAGTGAGGATCATGCCGAGCAAGGGGAGGATCGAATCCTCCCAAAACGCGAGCCGGGCCTCGGCGTAGTTGGAGAACGTGTTGTCACCCTTGATGCCGAGCATGAGCGGCGGCACTCCGAAGGCGAGCGCGATGTCGCGGGCGGAGGCGTATTTCGTCTCGAGGATGCCCATGTCGGTGGGGGAAAGCCCCATCTGCACCCAATCGAGGCCACCCTCCAAGAGCATCGGCCGGCCGGCATTGGTCGAGCCCTGGTATTGCTCCTCGACCTGTGCCTTGAGGCGGTTGAACTGTTCCGGGGCGAGCGTGCCGCCGTCCTTCACCGTGAGGGCGCCCGAGGGGCGTGCGCTGTTCTGCAATAGCGCCTGCATCCATTTCATCGACTCGGTGTTCTGGTCGATCGCGTAGGCCCCGGCCTCGATCGGGCTCATGCCATACCAATCGTGGAGCGGGTTGAACATCTTGATGTGGCGCACATCGCACGCCAGCGTGCGGGGCTCCACCGGGAACGTCACCGAATTCTGGTTGACGGTGTAGACATAGGCGGCCGGCACCCCGTTATTGCTCGGGGTGATCTTCATGCGGTCGGGGCGTAGCTGGTAAAGCTCGCGCGCCGTGCCTCCCACCGTGACGCGCTCCTCGTAGCCGTTGCCGGCGAGAAGCAGGAACCCCACCTTGGCGCGCATGTAATCGCCATAGGACTGCAACGGATTGGGGCGGGCGAGAAGGGCCGCGAGCGGGTGGTCGGTCAATTCCGTGTCGCCCCGGTAAATCCCGAGCTTCACCGAGGCCACCGCATCCGCGATCCTGTTAATGCACTGGTAGGCCACCACGTTCTTTTGGTAGGCTTCGCGCGAGAATGCCTCGTAGTTGCGAGGGCTCCACACGGGCTGACCGGGTGACACGACGAGCGCCGAGGCGGCGCGGCTGGCCTTGCTTTCCGGTGCCGGCGAGCGGCGGAAGCGGTCAAGGAAACCCATTAACTAACCTCACAAGGCCCGGATCGCGGGCGTGGCAGCGGGCGCGCTCAAGTCGGAAATGGCACTCATCGCGGCGTCGATCATATCATCATGCGCACCATTCGGGAACACCGAAGCCTCGGCCAGGAAGTCGCTAAGTTGCGCTAAATTGCGCATAAGTATCACATTTCCGCTCTGCACATAGGGCGCGGCGTCCATGGCGCGCGTTACCTTGTCAATATTGCGCGTGATCGGAACGATGGGGATTCCCTCGCGCTTGAGTTTCTGGATGAGCCCGGTGCCGCTCACCTTGTCCTCGACCTTGAAGGCGCGGAGCGTGCCCCGGTCCTGCACCGCAGCGTGTTTCTGCCAGAACGCGCGCGCCATGGTCTCAAGCTCGGGCGCCTCCCATTTCCCCCGCACCATGTCGAGGAGCACCGCTTGCCCGTCCACGGTGCGGCCCCAGCACTGGAACGTGGAATAATCGTTCTGTTCCTTGGTCTTTTGCGCGGTGTCGGCATAGATCACCCGGAAGGTGATCAGCGGCTCGACATCGAGGAAGCGCCACCACTCGTCTTTGAAGATGCCGCCGCCCAGGGGGGCGGGGCGCTGCATGTACTGGCCCGCGAACACATAGGGCGAGGTCGTTTCGAGCCGGTCGAGCATCGCATCCGGGAATTTTTCCGGCCAGAATGAATGCCCGGCCTCGTCGCGGGCCGGGATGACCACATGCTCCCAATGCTCGCCGGTGCCGCCCTTCAAGAGCCACCCCGACAAATCCTCCTCGTGAAGGCGCTGCATGATGACGATGATGGGAGTTTCGGGCTTGTTGAGGCGCGATTGGATGGTGGTCTGATACCAGTCAATGACGTTCTGGCGCATGACGGGCGAGGTCGCCTCGCCTGCCTTGTGGGGATCGTCAATGATGATGGCCCCGCCAAAGCCTTCCCGCACCTTGCCGGCGCCGAAGCCGGTTATGGTGCCATCGGCCCCCGTCGCATAGACGATGCCGCCGGCGGTGGTGCGGAACTCGTCTTTGGCCTTGGAGTCATCCTGTAGCCCCACCCACGGGAACAGTTGGCCATAGGTCTCGTGCTGCATGATGGCGCGCACGTCATAGGCGTTGGCGGTGGCGAGGCGCTTGGAATAGCTGGCATGGATGAACTCGGAATCGGGCTCAAGCCCCATCGTCCACGCCATGAATGCCTTGACGGCTAGTTCGGTCTTGCCCGAGCGGGGCGGCACGTTGATGATCACCCGCGGGAGGCGGCCGAGATAGACGCGCTCCAACACCTCGCATATGCGCTCCTGGTGCCAGTTCTCGAGCATTGCCACCTTGCGGCGGGCGTGAAAGGTGGTGCGCGCAAAATTGTAGAGCCGCCCCACCGATCCCGCGATTTCATGGGCGCTGAGACGACTTGTCATCGTGGAGTTTCGAGAGTGCCTTGATCACCTCGGCCTGGACTGGCTCCCGCTGCAATGAGCCGTCCTCATTGGAAATGTCTACGGTTTCCTTCCACCGGGCTCGCGTCTTGAGCCAGAAGATCATCGATGCAGTGTCTCCGCTCATCGCCTTTTTGTAGAGCGCGCCCCCCACATTGGCGTTTGCAATGTCCCGCGACTGAGTTAGCTCTTGCTCATAGTGAACCTTGAGGGTGTTGACGCAAATACCGATAATCCGGGCAATCGTCTCATGTTGAGTGCCCACCATGGCGTGGAGGCGCACTGTCTGACGGGTGGCATCGGTGGGTTTGTGGGGCGGTCGGCCCCCGAGATTCTTGCCATCCTTGCGCTTGGCCGTTTGCTTGCTCATTTGGCAGCCTCCATTTCCGCGCGCTTGGCCGCGATCGCGTCGGTGTAGCTGCCTGCGCCGTCCGCTGCTGCGTCATAGCGCGCCGCGGATATGTCCTCAAATGTGCTGCCATCGCCCTCAAGAGTTGCCGCCCCGCCGGTGAATTCCTGCCACCTCTTCACCGCCACATCGACATATTCGGGCGACAGTTCCATCGCGTAGACATGGCGCCCGGTCATTTCACCGGCAATGATAGTGGTACCCGAGCCGGAGAACGGCTCGTAGATCGCTTGTCCGGGGCTGCTGTTGTTCTCAATCGGCCGCTTCATGCACTCAACGGGCTTCTGCGTGCCATGGCCCGTCTCAGACTTCATGGGCTTGTCGATCTTCCAGAGCGTCGTCTGCTTCCGGTCCCCAACGTAGTGCCCCGTCGCCTTCTCCCTGACAGCGTACCAGCAGGGCTCATGCATCCAGTGATAATCGCCCCGCCCGATGGCGAGGTGGTTCTTGGCCCAGATGATCTGCGAGCGCAGCTTGAAGCCGCACGCCGTGAGGCTGTCGGCCACGACGCCAGCGAACAGGCCAGCGTGCCACACATAGGCCACGTCGCCCGGGAACAGCGCCCATGCCTCACGCCAGTCGGCCTTGTCGTCGTTCAGAACCTTGCCGACCGCGCGGCCACCCGCCCCGGTCTTACCCTTCACCTCGCCCGTCACCGGGTCCACGGTGCCGTTGCGCCACGCCGGGTCGTAGTTCACGCCATAGGGCGGGTCGGTCACCATGAGGTGCGGTTTCACGCCGGCGAGGAGCGCATCGACATCCGAGGGCACCGTCGAATCCCCGCACCGGATGCGATGCTTGCCCAGGAGCCACGTATCCCCTGGAGCCGTCACCGCCCGCGCCGGCGTTTCCGGCACTGCATCGGGGTTCGTCAGCCCTTGCGTCTTGTCGGCAAGAAGGGACTCGATCTCCCCCAGGTCAAAACCCGTCAATGCAAGGTCAAAATCAAGCCCTTGCAACTCCGCTAGCTCGACCGTGAGCATATCATTGTCCCACCCGGCATCGAGAGCCATCGCGGTTGTCCGCGATCACATAGGCGCGTTTCTGCGCCTCCGTGAGGTGGCTTGCCTCGATGCACGGCACCTCCTTGAGGCCGAGCTTGTGGGCGGCAAGCACGCGCCCGTGGCCTGCGACGATGCCATTCTTCCCATCCGTAACCACGGGATTGATGAAACCGAATTCGCGGATGGAGGAGGCGATCTTGGCAATCTGTGCCTCGGAATGGGTGCGGCTGTTCCGCGCGTACGGGATCAGGTCGGCTGTCGGTATTGGCTTATATT